TTAACGTAATAATGTCCAGACTCATCAAAAGTCCTTCTTGCTAACTCATCAGTTAATTCTGAAGTTTTGTTTGTTTTTTTACCCTCTCTTAAAATACCGTTTTCGACGGTAGCTAATTGCACAAAATTTTGATCATCAAAATCATTTAGATCTTTCTTTGCTAAAGAAGCTCTGATTCTTAATCTATCTGCACCAGGAGCTGCATAATTATTGAATCCTTGAGCATTATCAGTTAAGTCATTATCTAATTCTGCAGATATTACATCTTCATCAATTAACAAACCAACTCTATAACTAGGAGTATTTGTATATTGATCTAAGATTAAAATCTCATTATCAACTTGAACGAAATATCCCCTTAAGAAATAAACTCCCTCTCCCAGAGCAAAAGCAGATCCAGTAGAGGTTGAGTTATTTGCTATCGTAGAAGCAAAACCTTCACCTGCAGTAATGAAGGTATTTAAGAAACTAATACTCCCATCAGTTATTAAAACTTCACCATCAAAAAATTCTCTATCAGAAAGATTTGACGAACTTGTTTCAATATAATCTACATATAGGGTAAAATTACGTCTTTCAGATTGAACATCAGTTATATAACTAACAACTTTTGCAACAACACCAGAAGTTTCTCCTCTGATTGTCTTTCCAATTAACTGATCTAGATATTCATTAACGTTAATACCCAGAAATTGAGATTCAATTTCTACTGCATAATAATTGTTTAAGTACGTTAATTGCCCGGGAATTATCTTTTCACCTTCTTTGAAAAAGTGAGTTCCAAATTTTTCAATTTGATTTTGTAAGACAGACTGTAATGTGGTTAGCTCCCTTGCCTGTACAGGATATCCTGGTTTAAATAGGACTTTATAATAATCCTTTTGAGGATCGAAGTCGTCAAAATATGGAGCAACGTTGAGATTTGTTTCCTGTGGCATAATTCTTTAGAATTGCAAGATAACCTTTACATCTTCTTTTTGATTAACAGATCTTGTTATTGAAGGTCTGTTATCGACATATATGATATTTCCAGAATATTTTTTAACCTCTGGGTTTGAAACACCATTGGCAAAAGATTGTCCAAGGTAATATGTCCTATTATTTATTGTGGTAGAAACACCCGTAAAGGAAGTGTCAATACCTAGATTTACAGAACCACCAACAATAGTGAAGTTTCCTCCAGCTGCAATTGAACTTGTAAATCTATTAAGTTTAAACCCATAAACTGGGGTTGGATTCAATGCTCCACTAGTAGTAAAACCTGCTGTTGTTCTGTCTTGCCAATACTTAAGAACACCAGTTACTTGATCATATGAAACTACTCTTCCAATCGCTGTAGATCCAATACCAATTGTTTGAGTAATAAAAGAATCTGCAGTGAAGGTTGCAGAACTATAACCAGTTCCTGTTAATCTAAGAGCATAAACCGCACTTGCTTTATCTAAAGATAAATTGTCAGAAGACTGATATGCTTTTGGATTCTCAATGATTCCAACTCTTGCAATTTGGTTTCCAGTTATGAAGTCTGGATTTTCAGTATCATTTTCAATTCTAGAATACGTTAGAACATTATATGCTCCCAACTCTCTGTAGATATCCGCTCCATGTCCACCTTGAGGTGGGATAATAACATTAAAAACTGGTTTTGTGGTTCCAGTTGGAACTCCACCTGCTTCCAAGTCAACAGTTCCAAATGTATAATTAGATCCTCCATTTGAGACTGTAATTGACTCAATTTTGGAATCATTATTAACTACAATTGTTGCTTCAGCACCAGATCCATCACCTTTAATAGGTACTCTGGTGTAAGTTCTATTTGCAGTTCCTAATCCAACCCCACGATTTCTAACAGTGACAATTTTTAATTGTCCACTTGTTGCTGCATTATTTCTAACAGAAGAATTACCAGTGCTGGTTTCCCAATTCTTAGGAACAGGAATATAATTTGTTACATCAAACTTAATTGCCTCACTTGGTTTAATAGTATAAAGATACTTCCAAATATATCCATCACCACTTGATCCAGCTGCTCTTGGTTCAAGATCTGTAAAAGTTGGTTCATCTAAAGATGGATTTCCTGAAAAATTGTTTTCTGGAGATGCACCATTATACAAACAAATGTAAATTCTGAAATCACTGTTCATCACATAGTAGTTTGCAGAATACAAATCAATCGCACCTGAAGGTTGGGATGAATTTGTTCTGCTTATATCATGGCGATACATGTCATATGTAATGCCAGAAGTCCATGTAATTTTGCGAATAACCTGATTTACATCACTTGCTGAAATTTTTTTCAGCGCAATCATTGTGTCCCAATAATTATTTTCTTCATTAAAATTATCTTTAGGACTTGGGGGACTTGTATTCCAGTCACTTTGAAAGTCCGTGGCATTAGGCAGGCCAACAAAAGTATAGTAAGAATTAGTCGTTGACGTTACTCCGGCAACAAAATTCTTTGCATTCAATATACGAAGTTGATCAGTAATTATTGCAGCCATTTGATGAGGTTTTTCTTTATTTATTTAACATAGATTACGAAGTATAATCTGAGTATTTCAATGGTGCCAATCTACCCACAATTGCGGATGTAGAAATTCCTGTAACATCATTAGTTCCAATTCCAGACAAAGTATAAGAATTAAATTCTTTTGGATTCGTTCTAGTTTCTAACAAAATTCTACCCCAAGAAAACTCTCCGAAGAATTCACTTGAACCTGTTCCTGATAATGAATTATAATCAGAAACGCTCGTTGTTACTCTAGCAACATATGTGAGTGCTATTCCTGGAACAGAAGTCTGTGCAATAGAAACCGCAGCAACTTGATAAACAGAGTCTAATGATTGTGTTCCCACTCCAAGGACTGATCCACCGTTATACAAACTAGTCACTCCATTTCCAATATTACTCTTCTTAACAACAAAGTAATAACCAGTTTGAATACCACTAATAGTAGTAACTCCAGTAATAGAAGAATCTCTAAGATAAGAATTTTCTGGAATATAGAAATCAAACACAATTCCAGTTGATGCTACTCCAACAGATGTTGTGGATACCCCAACAATCTCACCAAAGTCACCTTCATAAGAACTTACATTAATTGTTTCAGATATCAGTGATGGAGATTCAATGAGTACCTGAGGTGGATTGGACGTTGTATATCCTGTTCCTGGAGAATCAACAGAAATTGAAGTTATAATTCCAGATGTAATAGATGCTGTTGCAGAAGCTCTTTGCGTTGATCCAAGTCCAACGGGATTGGATATTGTAACTTGAGGAGCACTGACATAACCTCTTCCACCATCAGAAATTGAAATAGATGAAATAGTTCCCGCAATAGAAACTAAAGCAGTTGCTGATGCTCCAACTATCACGTCTTGTGAAGTAACTACAATTTGATTTTGGAAATCTCTTATGTTACTCTCATTAAGAGGATCAAATCCAGTTTTCAAAGAATCTACAAATATTTCTGTAGAACCAAGTCCAACTGGTTGAATCATGTAAGAAATTGGATTGATCAAAGGTTCATATTGAATTCTATTCTTACCAATTTCTTTTCCATTAATGATTTTATCTGAGGTTTGCTTACACCAAGTAACAGGCCTCAGGACATCGGTATCTGTTGTAACTCCAGGACCTGGATATGGGTTTGTTGCAACAGAATCAGATGTATTAATACCAGTTACTATTCTTGGATCTTGTTGTAAAATAATTCCTTGTCCTTGTTCGGGATCATAATTTAAAGTGAGATCATCTCCAACCTTTACAGTTTCGAGAATATCCTTGAAGACAACATCAACATCACCACTTCCCTTATAGAAGAGAATTTTCGATTTATCTCCTGCCTTTGGAGCCTCATTAAAGGTAAGTATACTACCACCTTCAAACTCATAACTTCCGCCTCCAGATTGAAGAACATCATTTATAAAGATAAGGAGAGTTGCTCTAACATCGATATTTGATCCAACTGCAGATCTAATAGTTATTACATTACCATTCAAAGATAATGGGAATGTCTTTCTTGATCCATCAAACAAATCATCTAATTTATCGAGAACTTCCAACTCACCAATACTCCATCCGGCAAATTTATCAGTAAACGTTCTATCGATAGTGATTTGGAACTCTTCAAAAGGTAAGGATGTATCTGTTGGAATTCCTGACAGTCCCCCAGCATTCACTGTAAGTATTTCGCTTTGTCCATATCCATAACCAAAGTTTTTAATTGAGAAATCAACAACACTAGATCCTTGTCCAACAACAATATCAATTGTTGCAGCATTTCCACCACCCGATGAAGAAGAACTGTATACCAAAGGAATGTCTGAGTAGCTCAAAGGTTCATCTATTACAACTATTGGAGGATTGGATGAAGTATAACCAACTCCAGGATTTGTAATAGCAATACTTACGATATTGCCACCACTAATAGCAGCAGTTCCAATAAATTCTATTGCTGGAGTTCCTGTGCTTAATGTTTGAACACCAACATTCACAACCGTTTGAATTCCTGCTCTGTATCCAGATCCACTGTTTCCAATACTAATTGACTGGATAGTACCTGAAGCAGAGACTACGGCGGTTCCTCCAGCGGCCACGAGGGGTTGATAACCAAATCCACCAGTTGATGCAACGGAAACAATTACTCCTCCAACTGGAATTGTCGAAGAATTGACATCATATGAAACGGATGTAGCAGTTCCAAGGAAAGTAATACTTGTAATTCCTACAGATTCATTCAGAGTGTAATCTTCTACAGAAGCCTGTGATCCTTGTGGGCCTTGGAAAATATTGTTAATAAGAATAATTGCATTCTCGGTTGAGAATCCTGTTGTGTTTTGCTTATCGGAAGTTAATGTAAATGTTTTTGCAATTCCAGTAAATCTATTTGAAATATCATCAAAAACATAATTCTTGGAGTAAGTCTCTTGAGTTCCATTCGCAACTCCAGAACGTAAGAATGTTCTACCTTGGAAAGAAGAACTTGTAGTAATTCCAACCCAGTCTCTAGAATCTGGTGGATTTGTTGTAGAACTCAGAGGAATTTTTCCATAAGGAGCCTCAACAAAGTGAAGCGTGTTGTCAACAATATTATAATTTCCAGTAACTTTGGTAATTTCAGAATTTGCTGAGTGACTAGAAATTCCAGTTCCCATCCAAGGACGATCAACTAAAATTATATTCGTACTTCCAAGTCCAACGGTGTTTATCTTCATTATTTCATTATCTACCTGAATCAAGTCTCCACCAAAGAATGAAGTAATACCAGAGAATGTCAGTCTGTTATCGGTTGTTAAAATATCATTAACTAGAGTGGTAGTGACAGCACTAGAAACGATAGGTGATTGGAACATATTATCGATCAAGATAATACATTTTGCATTCTGATTTTTTGATGTAAATGTGTGAGAAGTTCCAATTCCTACGGTTATCAGATCAAGTGTATTTGGAACAGCACTAAGGGCATCTTCAGCAGATCTAGCAAGTTTTACTTTACTGTCATTGACTTTTACAATAAAGACGCTTGATGGTAGTTTATCTGTAGTACCAACACCAACAAATGAAGTTGACGCAATTCCAATTGCTTGGGTAGATCCTGCTCCAGAATGTGTATATACAACTTCTTCTCCAGTTACAAAGAAATGATCTGCAATTGTTATAGTATTAGTTGATGTATTAGCGATTGAAACATTACTTCCATCAAAATTCCTTTGGAAAATTTGATCTCCATTGTGAGTTAAATTAAACTCTCTTCGAACGGATTTTTCAGTTCCTTCATAATCTCCTGAGTTGGTGATTATTTTTCCATTGTTAAAGTTAACTTGATTTGGCCTGGTGTTTCCATCAAACAGTTCCAAAGAAAGTTGGAAAACTCTTACTTCAACATCAATTCCTGCATTTGGAGTAAAATACAACTGTGTTCCAGTTGCTGTTACTGCAGCGTCAATAGTTCCAATTCCAGATGAAGTTTCTAAATTAGCATATTCTACAATTGATGCTGTAGTACCATCATCAGCAACAATTACTTCTGAGAACTGAGTTTCTCCATTTGTAATATCTTCAGCACTTACCAAATAATATGCAGAAGACATATTTCCATCATATTCGCAAACAGTATTTTGAATTGGAGAAGATGTTGCTGCAATAGATGTGTATGATGATTGTAAACGAGAATTGTTAAGTGATATAGAACCAACTCCAGAAGTAGCTGTATTTGCTATTGATACTGTAATCGTGTTTGCTGTAAGAGCAATTCCTGGTGTTGGAGCAAAATCAAGATTTAAATTGGATCCAGACAAATATGCCCAATAAGTTCCAAGTCCACTGCTGGAGAAAGAATCTAAAGAGTGACTCGTTAACTGTCCATATTCCAACAGTTCAACTTCTGTTCCATTGTGGATGATATTTAACTCATCATACTCATAAACGTTATTTTCGCCTTTGATTTCTACTAAAACTTTTGAACTTCTATATGTTGAAGCAATTCCAACAATAGTTGTAGTTGTTGCTGCAGAAACATTAGTATGAGTAGTTTTAATGTTAACAATATCACCAATGTTAGTGCTTCCAACACTAGTAATATTATCTTTTAAATCAAAAGATACATGACTTATATCATAGTCATTTACGGTATATTTTATTGGGTAGAACAATAATTGTCCTTCCTCACCTGCAATTGAGAAATCAAATGAACCAAGATCAGTGTATGTTTCAATTCTTCCATATTGATTCAAATATCCATTTACGTCATCATGCAATAAAGATACAATTAAGGTTTGTCTTTCTGCCGTAAATCTCTTGTCTCTAACAAAAGTAATATATTTTTTGGTTCTTGCATTGGCCAGGAGGAATGTGTCAATAACACCATATCTTGTTGGCCTTGGCGAACTATTAAACAGATTACTTATATCATCAATAATCAAAACTCTGTTACCAACAGATTCAAAATAATCCGTTAATACTCTTGTCTTGAAGATAATTTCATTGGATATTACTCCATAATCGAGAGTAACTGTACCCTCAGAAGCAAGATCAAAATCATAATAACAATTCAAATTCCCACTTCCAACAATGTCAGTGATAACTTCAGTATCACTATCATCTGCAAAAACAATATTCTTTCCAGAATCGTCAGTTGTCTCAATGATAAGATCTGAGAATTTGCGGAATCCTGTGGTGTGATTAAGTGAACTTACTGCATCATCCCAAGTTTGATAAGGTACTTTTGATTTCAGAGAATATGAGAAATACTGATAGTAGAAATTATCGGATATTCTTTGAAGATTATCATTTAAGAATCCTGTATTTTGACTCCATCCACTTTCAACAATTGATCCAAATCCAGTTTCAACTTCTCCATTAAATTCAATTTTACTTTTAACAACTCCCTTTGTATTAGAGCTTTGTCCAGTAATAATATCACCAACAAGGAAATCTTTATCTGAAGAAACTGTGACGTATTCTGTTTTATTATTCCAACTTTCAACTGTTCCGAAGATTTCTCCAGCATAAACAGTTTCTCCACGCAAGAAATTATTTTTTGCAAGAGTTGGACTAAAAATTGGGAATTGTTTTTCTGGAATAATTCTTCCGTAAGAATTGGCAGCATTATAAGTTCCTGGATATTCACTTCCAGTTAAGTAACCTTGAAGATTGTAAGTTACGTTTGCATTTCCTCCACCAAGAGAAGTGGAAACTCCAGTGAGTTCAAATAAATTGTAATTATAATTTCTAGAGTTATATCCCTTTCCGAGAGATCCCAAACCAACGCTTACATTTTCAACGAGCACCTTATCTCCAACAGAGAATGGGAAGTTTTCTGGATCGCTAAATTGCGTATCGAGGTAAACAACGACATCCTTTGATGTATTGTTAAAGGTTACTGAGCTAATTCCAACACCATTTGAGTTTTGTACTGGAATAAAGACTGGAGGTGCAGAATAAAGTCCAAAAGTATTTTTAAGAATAGTGACTTCGGTATCTCCGAGATTATATTTCAAATCTAAGTCATCGACAATCTCATCGGTAAATCCATCCTTTACAATTATTCCTGGAGCAACCGTATAATTTCTTCCTCCAGAAGAAATTCCAATACGAACAAAAGAACTCAAAGGTTCAATACTCAATATTTCTGGAAGATTTGCTACAGGCCTTAAAGTTACATCAGATGGATAGTCAAATCCAATATCTTGAATTTTTGTTTTTACAATATTTCCGATTGATGTTGTATTTGGTTCAAAAATAGCACCATATCCAAGTTCAGTTATTACTGTGCTTATTCCTGGAACGTCTTTGTATCCAGCTCCACTATTAACGATATCAACCTTTGAGATTTCTCCTAAAGCTGAACTTGAAGTAGTTTCATAAGAAGAAACTGAATTTGATTGAGTGTAAACACTCAGTTCTGGAGTATCAAGTATCGTGAACTGGAAAGTTGTAGATCCAATTCCAGAAACAGAATGTTTTCCAACGTATGCACTATTAACTAAATCAATCTGATTATGTCCCGTTACTGTATTATCAAGTATAAGTTCACTATATGGTGGGAAAATGAATTGAGTATTGTCTAAAGTAAAGTTGTAGTAAAGTGTGTTTGGAATATTTGAAGTAATTTGAATCTGAACATATGCTGTACTGTCAATACCAACTCTTCCGGATCTTGTAACTTCAAAATCATCGCTTGAAGAAGATGTGTAAAATTCATTCTTAAATTCTTTATCTCCATAGAAGTTAAATTCAAATGCAGAATATACATTTGATGCATAAGTAAATGCCAATGAAGGATCTGAAAGATCAAATTTTAACAGTCTATTTCTAATAACCCCAATGTATGGATTAATTCTGGATAAAGTTCCAGAAGAAGCACTTGTAAGTTTAACGAAAGAAGGATTACTTGAATTTATAGTGTATTTTTCTTTTAATAATTTAATTTTATCAGAAGTTACAACAAAGACATAATACATTGCTTCATCTTCTAGTCCACCCGTTGGAGAAGTTGCAGTGTGTATTACTCTATCTCCAGTTATAAAATTATGATCTGAGATTGAAATACTATTAGATTCAACATTGACATCCAAAGAAGTAAAAGATTTGGGATCAAATACAATTCTTCTGTTATAAGAATCATATTTTACTGTTACGGTTCTTTGTGTTGATGAAGTTAAGTTAAAATCAACAATGTCATTTTTACTCAATCCATGAGTGGAGGAAGTAGAAACTGTAACTTCATTTTTAATAACTTGTCCAGAGATAACATCAGATAATGATGTTTTCAAACTGTGGTAATTTCCAGATCCGTAATTATGGAAGAATAAAATATTATTATAAACTCCAGTTTCTGCAATTCCAACTTTAGACGACGAGATTCCAATAAAATCTTTAGAGATTGGAGCCGCATACAAAGTTGTTATATCACTTAAGGAGTAAGAAGAAATGCCATTTGTTGAAACTCCAAGAGAAGTTCCTCCATTTGCAGAATACGTTAGTACGTCATTAATTTTTAAATTATGATTTGGATGATATATTGCTTGAACAGGTATGAATATTTGAGTAAGTCCTATGCCAGGATTACTAAAGGTTACTGTCGTTCCTAAACCAATTCCAGATACAGTACCAACTCCAACAGATTCTGATGGATCAAAATAATATTCATTGTTTATTCTGAAAATTCCACTAGTTCTATATCCAACATTGACAGTGAACTTTCTTGGATCTTCATAAATTTTCTGTGTAGAACTGTATGAAGTTCCAACTGTTCCATCATACTCTCTTAAAACTCTAATTCTATTACTCTTTTGATCAACATTAAGAACCTTGACTCTTTCTGTGCTGATCCCTAAAATATCATTTTCTCTAATAGCTGGGAAATCTAACAATCCGGAAACATAGAAATAGGTTGTCATTCCCGTTGATCCGGTTGTGCCAACTCCAAGAACAAGAGAAAGAACCTCGCTATTAATACCAACTCTATATGTTCTATTTTCAAAATTCTTAATGTAAGAAGACAATCCAACAATTGATACTATTTCCCCATTATCCAAGTTGTGTGGGGTTGAGGAGAATCCAACATATTGGTTTCTTGCAGAATATGGTGTAAATTCAATATTATCAAAAACAGTTGTGGTGCAAGATACTGTGTTAACTTTCTTACCTTTTATCTTAGAAACCTTAGCAGAAGCACCTACACCACCAGTATTAGTATTATCAAAGACAATGCGATCATTTGTGCGATAATTTTTTCCTCCAGTTGTAATACCTAAAGATTCTACTCCGCCTGTGGAAGCACCAGTAATATCAATAAGTTGTTCTTTTACTTTGTCTGGATTGAATATGTAATTGTATCCACTTCTTTGATTATTGATATTATATGGTTTTGTGTTTCTAAACCAATTAGTTGATGAAAAATCATAGTCAGTTTGATTTGAAGATGTCTTATAATTAAAATCAATTGGTTTAGACTTAAATGAATTTCCAATTACATATGGGAATTGTGGCCTCTTAAAGTCTTTAAATGGGCCTCCACTATCAACAGATCCAGAATTTATTGATGCAAAATATGCATAAGTTCCATTTGGATACTCTGGAGTTATGCAAAATCTTCCATTGTGCTCATCTAAATCTCCATTACCAGTATATTCATAATCTTCAACAAAAAATCCTTGAGGGAATGCTGATGAAGAAGGCCTATTAGATTTTGATACTAGTTCATAACCAGATATCATTTGCCTAATAATTCCACCACTTTGAGTGGTGTATCCATATGGGCCATAAATTGGATTTCCATCATATGCCCATCCTAAAATTGGAGAGTGGTACGATGGAGAAGTTTCTTGTCCATTTAAAATGGGCAAATCGACGAGTCCATATAAATCTTCTCTTTGTGCAGTTAAAACATCAGTTTGTGGGAACAAGTCACCTCTAACTGATGTAAGAGTGCTTCCCTCACCTAGGAAAATTGCATTTTCTGGATTCTTTGCATACAAACTAGATCTCAAAGATCTAGGAGCAAACAAGTGAGAATACTGTAAACTATCTCTAGCAATAGATGTCTCAACAATACCATCATCTCTGGTTAAAATATTGAAATATTTTTCAAATAAGTTAACTGTCCACCTCTTAATATTAGCCTTACATACGCATCCCAATCCAGAAGATTTTAAGTTTATGAAAGTATTATCTCCATAACCAACTCCACCATTAATAATTTTTATCTCAATAATTTTTCCATCTCTAATAACGGGAGTTAACTTTGCATATTTTCCAGTTCCAATTATTTCTATTTCTGGGGGAGTATTGTAATTCTTTCCCTGATTGCTGACAAGAATCTCCGTTATTCTACCGTCACTAACAATAGGAGTGAACTCAGCTTGAGATCCTGTGATAAATTCGAACTCTGGTTGTCTATCAAAGTTTAGAATTTCGGAAGATCCATACCCAACACCATTGTTGGTTAAATGAATCGAATCAATTGATCCTCTAAAAATTGGTTGAATTCTACAATCAAAACTTTGATCAGTTCTTGTAGATACTCCAGTGATTCCATCTACAGTGACAACTATTGGTGGATAATTAAATGTATGAGTTCCAGATCCCTTAGACTTTAGATTTGCTGTAACACTGTTCTTGAAGTAAAAGTCTTTTGCAGTTACACCAGTGCCAACTAGAGACAGTGTAAAATTATTATCATCAACTTTGTTTACATAATACTGCTTTGTAGCATCCAATCCTTTTATAGAAGTTCCTGTAGTTGAATACTCAATAATTTCACCAGAAGAATAACCATGATCTTTTATATTGATTTGATTATTTGATGTTGAAATTCCGGTGGTGCTGGTTCTTCTTTCTTTATTTTTATATCCACTTCCAGGATCAGTTACAATAATGTCAGTTACAACTTGCTTTCTTTCTGAAGATTTAAATCTGTGAACTCCAGATCCATATGAAGTGAGATTTACAGTGTTTATACCACTTATTGCATCACTTTCTTTTGTATGCAATTTAATGGTTTTACTATCAACAACGAAAGCATAGTAACTAGATCCAGTTGTTAATCCTGAAACTCCACTTGAACCATCAGTTTTGTAAATTATTCTTTCATTGTCTCTAAATTTATGATATGTAGAAAATCCAATAGTATTATTTGTTAAATTTACAAAGGCTGAGGCAGATTCAGAATTGAAAAATACATTGTGTTCAATTTGAGAAGTATTAACTTCTGCAGATGCTCCTACTCCACCGCCACCAGATATTTTTACAACTGGTGTTTCTAGATAATCAAATCCAGTATCAAGTATTTCTATTCTTTTTAAAGTTCCATTAACAGCACAGATTCCAGTTGCTGCTGTTCCTACAGAGTCTCTTATGTTAAGAACTGGAGGGTTGATAACATCATAATCAGATCCAGGACTCGAAACAATAACACTTTCTATTGTTCCGTAGAAAACGGTGTCAGAAGATTTATAATTTAAAAGTTCTGTTCCATTAACAAACATTCCATTATAACCAGGTTCAGTTGTATAAACATCACTCTGATTAACTGGAGGGCTAATCTTTCTTAAAATCTGTTGTGGTTCTAAATTTTTCTTGTAGAAATTATAATAAATGAACTTGTTATTTGTTACTGTATCTGAAACGGAGATAAAAGTGCTGTTGAAAATATCAGACTTGCTCTTTGCAATTTTAATTCTGTTTGAATCAACTCTAGAAACATAATAAACTCCTTCAGAAAGATTTGAAAATTTACTTGTAACTTCACCCTGAGACGGATTTCCATCAATATCTGTTGTAGCACTTACCGTTTTGAGGGGTTCATAGAAAATAGCATCACCAGTATAAAGTCCATGATCAGTATTTGTTGTTAATCTAAAGATTTCTCCACTATATGTTCCATTTAATATAAACTTTTTATCAAATGGATTTAATGATTCATTATAATAATTTGGAAGAGAATTGGAAGCTATCAGGGTTTCTCTTCCAAAATCCACATATGAATTTTGAATATTTGCCTGTATTTTTGTTAGATATGGATATCTTGTTGAATTTCCCTTTAATACTTGATTTTCTACGGTAAAGAACAAGTTGGCATTTAAAAGTCTAGTAACTCTAACTGTAAAAACTTTACTGCTAATAACATCAGTAACTGTTCCTGAGGTTTCTACAGATGCACTATCCTTTAATACAACGTTATTTCCAACTCTTAAATTGTGATTGTCATAAGTTGTGATATTATAAACTCTATCTACACTATCAATTAAATTTACATTTCTTACTTCCCAATAACCCTTTACGTTATTAATAAGTGTCGAAGATATTAAACTAATATCAGATTTTCCTAAGGATTTGATTTTTACAGTATCTCCCGCAGAATATCTGTAAGTATTATCTTCTAATACTTTTAAATTTTGAAGTACAGATCCGATTCTAAATTTGATTTGATTTTGATTCTCATTATATCCATAAGCAAAAGAGTTTAATCTTAAATCAGTTTCCTTTAATACTGCAGTGCTAACAGAAGAAACATTAAAGAACTGTGTTAAAGATTTTCCATTGAAAGACAGAACAGTCTGTCTACCATCAACATTAACTACAACTACTTCTCCAGAATCTGGGAATCCAACTGTAGAATCAACGTCAATTATTGTAGCTCCTACTGAAACATTGTTTAAAATTTTTGTTTTTGGGTGAACAACAAAGTTTCCAAAGATTGTTCCTTGAACGTCAATATCTTTATCATAATCAAAATCAAGACTTAACTTGTAAAATACATTCTCATCATATGTAATTTTCTCTACATTTGTTACAGAAGCTCTAGATGACTCGATATTGTACTGTGAGTATTCATCTTGAAAAATAGTTTGATTTAAGAGTTCTAGAGGATTACCTTGAATAGATTCAACTACAATATCTTGAGTTACTCTATAACCAGCATCTGAAGGTTTGAAAAGATA